ACTAACTAGCCATCTCCTGTCAATATCAGCCGCGAGTATGTGATTATCTACTTCCAACTCTGGTTCAATACTTGGAAATCTCTGAGGCGGAGGTGGAGGCATACCCATCATCATAGCTTGCTGTTCCATCATTGGATCAGGAGGCAATTCGATAGGTTCAGAGTTAATTAGCAGCTGAATTTCCTCAAATTCCTTGATTCTATCATCTTCACCAGGAATAATGTAGTCATCCAGTCCAATAGCCTTCTTAATGTATGGAATATTTTCAGGTGAAGCAAGAGTATTGGTAATTCCTTCATTATTCAGCTGAAATAGCTCCATGATGGCGTCTTTCTGCTGATTCCACGTAATCGGGAGATTCTCATTCGCTTCAAGTTCAACTGAACCAATTTTACCATGCAATTCAGACATGCGGATGAAGACATTGACGAAATTACCGAATTCATCCTTCTGAACCGACTTTTCATCATCCTTCATCACCTTAATATAGAGTGGAATAGCCTTACCAAACACGTTCTTCCACCACAAAAGGAGCATTTTCCATGTTCCCTGTAGTCTCTGAAGTGCTTGGGCACGACTCATTGAATATTCGGATGCAGTTCTACTACCTGACATCTGCCCACCGAACAAACTAGGTAGGGCACCACTGACCATCTGACCAATCTCCTGAACCTTCTGGGCGAAGGGTAATACTTCCTGGGATAGAGTGGCCGTTTTAACTTCATAGAACCCTTCATGCAGAGGTTTACCAGATTTAGGAGTAGCAGGATAGATTCCACCCGGAATTACTTCTGAATTACGATATGCGTTGAAATTAAGTACCTTCGGATCAGCGAATGTCTGAGGAATACCATGCTCAATAGTCTGAAGAACTAGTGAAATGAGGTCATTCGTAATGTCCTGTACTGAAGTAAGGAGTAGACCAATTGGGTCAAAGTGAACATAATCTGATAGTGGGTTGTGCGTGATTGTCCATGAGTCATCGAGATTTGCATTGCTAGCATCAGCTACGAAATCATTCGCCATCTCTATTTTTACGCCATCAGGAAACTTAGCTTTCAGGTCGTCACATTCATCTTTAGTCAGAATATTGAACGCGCACGGGCGTATCCACGCATATCTGCACGTAATGTTGTTTACCGGATGTTCACCATGATACTGCGGACTAGTGCGACCCCACTGTTCGTACAGGTCATATGAAGCACCACCCTTAGTGATCTTATCTCGGAGTTCTGGATACTTTTCGAGTACATTTGCATAATGTGTTTCATACGAGTAGATAAGGTAGTTGCATTCGGACTGATTCCGCGCCCAGACCGGCACTTTGACAAATAGACCACCATAAACTTCCATCTTTACGCGAGTTTTAGGCTCTTTAGTGACTCCCACAAGGCGAGTCATTGTAACTGTCTGCTGCTGAATGTCTGGAATGACCTTCTGAGCACAACTAGGGCAGACTTCAAGTCCACTATCTAGGAGATAATTGAGTTCTGCATCCATGTCATCAGGTGCATACTCATCTTCCTGTGCATTAGTGGCACCAGGATCTGTCATGTTCTGTTGACACAGAGGACAAATCTTCACATCCTGCAACATCTTCTGATCTTCATACTGCTTACGATCTATTGTACCGTAGGATTCATCCTCATGCGGATATGTATAACACGCGGTCATACCCTCGGTAACGAATACAAACAGTGAATGGAGCCAGAACAGGGGAATATCGTTATGCTTGAAGATAAGAGCAGCGATCTTATCTCCCGTTTTAGCGGTGATAACGTCGATAGGATTATCAGCATCATCAGGATAGCAAGTAATAGGAGGTACAGTGACAGATAGAGCAGCAATGATTGACTCAAGGTAAGCCCGGTAGACGTTGACCGGCTTGTCATAGAAACTCTGATCTGAGTCATCACTCGACTTACCAGATTCCGGAATGCGCCAGTCATGAGCTACCTCGGAGTAATATGTATGCTGGATATTCTCCCATAATAGCTTCAATCGGCGCCATGTACGAATCTGTCTATCACGTACACCTCTATCCTCATCGTCGAAATGATCGACTAGTTGCTTCAATAACGCTTTAGTTGCGTCATCCAGTTCTTCGGTTTTATTAGCTGCCATTACTCTACCACCGGTTCTGGATTACGCTGACGTGCTCTACGTGGGGTAAGATTGTCATACCTTCTACGTGGGGCACTTTCATCTATAGGAGGTGAGACTAAATTCTGCTGAAATGAACTAGGCTGAGTCTGTGGAGCTTCATACTGTGGATAGATTGGCGGCATTGTAGTACGAACTTCTGGATCACCTTCTTTAGCTCCAGGACTAACTACATCATATCCAGCACGCCATGGCTGATTACGTAGTGCCTCATTCTTACCAGCCGCGAGTGCAGCAGCCATACTAGATCCAGCATTATCACTACGTGGAACAGCCATGTTACTTCCAGCTGGTACACCATTTTGACTAGAAGATGGATCACTACCGCCACCACCACTTCTAGCCTGACTAATTAGACCACCAACTCCCTGAACAGCATTCAGACCAGTGTTTATCCTGCCCAGAGTATTCGCAAATCCACTGACCCTACTTGCTGTATTAGCAGCCTGACCAGCCTTACTAGCGCCACTCAGAGCACCACCAAATCCACCGGTTAGCGAACTAGCCAAACCAGCAGCGCCACTAGTAATACCAAGCCATTTATCAAAGCTAGAAGGTCCAAGACCCTTTTTAGCGTTTTCTCTGGCATCATGTTCAGCCCATTTCTGACCTAGCTGGTTAGTTAGACCAGTAGCCATTAGTGACGCGCCGCCAGTAAAGGGCGCAGCCACATATGGAGCAGCCTGTAGAGCTATCTTACCCAGCTTATTCCAGAAACCCATTGTCGTTACCTCAAGGTACCGATGGGAACATCAACGATGCCGAATGTCTTCAACAGCCAGAGGGTACAAAACAAGATTACTACTACACGGATAACGATCTGAATAGGTGGACTCATCGGAACATATGTCTCCAATAGATAGAGACATAGGCCGAGAATCACGAGCACTATGATCATTGTAATCATTTCTTCCCCTTTTTCTTTTTCATGCCAGGATACTCAAATTCCTCTAGTGGAGTAGCAGTTCCTGGTAAATCCTTCATCATATTCCAATCAGGTTCAAACATTTCAGGCATTTCATCTTTATTATACCGCTCATACACTGCAAATGGAGTTCCTATATTCTGCATAAACTTTTTTGCTGCCCAATTTGCTGCACTAGATAGTGGACTATCACCAGCCTGAATACTGAATAAATCAGAATCAGTATCAAAATCCCACTCATCATACGCACTATTGTACTTATCACCTCTAGATTTAGTATATCTGCCCAATCCATCTACGGCGGGATAACGCTTTAATGTATGTCCACCAACCTTCATTGGTTCATCTTCAGGAAGGCGCCTAACTTCCATCCCTGATGGAACTAAACCTTTTCTAGGTCTTAACGTCTGTTTAGGGATAACATCTCGTTCAGGATGCAAATACTGTTCAAGATAAATCTCATCTTTATCAAAGTAGTTACCACTGAGTTTAGTACCCAGTTTCACTAGTTTCTCAAGCATTCCTTCCTTGAGATCTATTGGATGATGAGATTCATCCGTATTTACAATAGGTGGAGGACCTCCAGTATCATCCTCATCCTCTTCTTCATCATACAGTGGGACATTAGGAACCCTCTTAGGATTCACCTTATGACTAGCTAGTAGCTTAGGTGTAGGCCCAAGACCAGGCATTACTGAATCCCCACTTCCTTTTCTAGATCCGCAATTTCCTTACTTCTATCCTTCAAAATCTTAGCCTTTACGCGGTCCTCAGCCTCTAACATCTGCTGTTTCACACGCCATGGAACATACTGTGGAGTAACTGGAATATGTTCTTCAGTAGAAACTGAGGGTGGCTCGACCTGCTTAGGCTCTAGAAGTCTATGTAATAGATCCTTACGCTCCCTATTGCTTTCATCAAGCATAGAACGCAGGATTTCACATGACTCACATGGAGTATCAGTCAGGCCGAACCACTTGTACATTAGCTGTTTCCACATCAGGGGGTTCCTTTAACCAACGATCTGGATGACATGTATATCCGCAAATTCCATTAGGTGGACATTTTGGATGAGTTAGAATCTTAGCAGGCATCCCATCTCCGCACTTGGGAAGCATACGAAAATGACCACACGCACTGACTGATACTAGATTAGTGACGATAACGACCAACAGGCTTAATCGTCTCATCTGATTCTACTTTTCCCATGTTTCGGTAGAATGCAGTCCAATCTTGTGTCTGTTGGAGCTTCTGAATGAGTGCGTCCTGGGCCTGTACCTTCTTAAACTCTTGGTCAGCGTCTCCAAAGAAGCTTTCTGCAGCATCAACCAAGTATCGCAGACCATCAATGGGGTCATCTCCATCGAATTCTGCGATATCTTCTGCTGCTTTGTTACCTTTGGGCTTGTCATATGAACACGCCTTGATAGCTTCGACTAAAACTGGACATGCGCCGGCGAATATCTGTAATTTAGGGATGTTAGTCTCTTCCTCAACCGGATTAAAAGAGTCCAAATAGCTCTGATACTCCTTCATTCCACGGTTTCGGTGAATCCACATCGCGTATTCTTCGTCGTAACGTCCAATTTCCTGTGCATTAATCAGTTTTGGCTGCCACCGTAGGTATTCATGTATAAGTTGCTTACCAGCGATCCTAGATCCGGGCGTATTGTTTGATAACTCGATAGGAAGTCCAAGTTCTGCTTCAATCTGTTCCTGAATAGTATGTTCCTGTCCTCTATCCTGACCCGCAGACTTGCAGAATCGAACCAAACGGGGTGATTCCTTGTCGATGTATAACTTAACATGAGGTGCCCACTCCGCAATCTTAGTTTTCACCCATGTTTGCTCTCGATAGATGTACACGCGCTTGGATGGACTGATTGCACCATATCCAATCCATGTCATCGCCGCAAAACCCCAGTCACCTATGACAATCTTAGGCCACCAGTGAGGAATTTCAAACGGTGTGACTACATGAAGCGCATTTTCTGGCTCATCTTCAAACTTACGATCTCTAAACTCATCGAAGACTTGTCCCTGATATGCATCCCAATCACCTAATAGCTTCGCCTTCCTTTCAGCCTCAATTGTAATACCTTGCAGTGATTGTTTATAAGTGGGATCAATGTGCGGATTATCTTCAAGAGTAGAGTGGATGTACACCCTCTTATTTCCACCCTTACCAACAATTATTTTTCCACCTTTAGGATAGGGTTTAATGAATCGCTTGTAAGTCCACGTATGACCAATTCCACCTGGCATTCCAGCGGCGCGCGTGATACTAGGTAGTCCACTATCTTTTGGAGCACGGTTACGCTGGAAGGTGATGTAAGTATAAATCCATTCTGTAATACTAGTAAGTTCGTCTGGGGTGTATAGACAAATCTGCATTGTGTCATATTGATGGACGTCATCTTCATTCTCACAATGACCTAGAAAGATCATCGCTCCTTCGTTAGTTCCACCTGTACCACCATATTGATCTGTGCGTGGGAATGTCCAGCACATTTCTGTCTTGTTAAGAGTTGCACCGAATTTACGATAAAGTTCTCTACTTCGAGGAATGATTTCGTTTCTAAGTTCAGGGTAGGTCCGACGCATGAAGACTTGTTTAAATTTGGGGTGTTCGTGCCATCTGTGTACAATTCCGTAAAGCAAAAGTACGTCAGACTTTCCCGAACCAGCTCCGCCCCCATAGAATCCTTCCTTTACTGTAGTAGGTAGTGAGAGAAATTGTTCCTGCTTAGGCGAAGGTCTCCATTCATTACTCTGAAATACCTTCTTCTGATTGATATTACTATCGAGGTCCACGACGCGGCTCCAACCCATTCTCATCCATTACAACAGGCTGCTGTTGCATTGGTGGCTGATTCATAATATCAGTCATACCGTTAGTATTCTGTAGAGTATTCTGTGGAGTAGTTCCATATAAGCTAGACATACCTGGCATTCCCTGACTACCACCACCCATCCTCTGCATTAGCTGATCAAATCCACTACCACCAATTCCATAACCGGGAATATTGTTAGGTCCCATATCATGTATACGGCCATTTATTTGATTGAATGGACCTTCTGCTAGATTAGATGGAGTTTCCTGAGTATTCATAGGTCCAGTCAGACCTACATCATTTGCAGCACCCATCTGAACTCCACCAGTAGGTTCAAGTTTATTCATATTAGGTCCCGGAGACATAGCCTGTCGACCATATCCCTGAGTTGATGGACCTTCAGGAGGTGTATTGATTAGTGGCTGTGGAAGTTGACCAGCCATAGTTCCACCAATAGGCTTACGCGGACCCCCCATACCCACATTCGTATTAATTGCCCGCATCAGTGAGTTTGCACCACCCATCATTGGATTAGGCTGCTGACTCTGTGACTGTGGAGTCCTATTCATCCAACCAGACATGACTCCACCAGCTGCTTGAGCCGCATTATTCAACATTCCAGCATTAGGGTTGGGCTGACCCATAGCTTGACCCATAGCAGGCTTACCCATCATATTAGGTTTACCCTTCATGATGGGATTCGCGCGCATCTGCTGTTTCTGTGCAAAATTATTGCCCGTATTCACACCAGCAGGCACCTGTTGGGCAAATCCTTGTCCTGCAGCATTAGGTGTTACACCAGTCTGCGCACCAACAACAGATTTACCCTGCTGCATTGTATCGAACATGCCCATGTTATCTCAACCTTCCTTCTACTACTACAGCAGTCAAACCATTAGGCTGACCACCTGTGCTGCGGCGAAAGTCGAATGAAATCTCTTGACCGAGATCAAATTGTTCCTCTGGTCCATCTGCACCATCGAAATATTTGATCTTCAGGAAGCATGCGCGCTCGCACCTTGCACGAGTATGTCCTTGATCCCCATAGAAGACACCAAAAATCCTGCCTTCATGAGAGATCCTGTGATCGAATCGTAGGGAATCTTCTGCGCACGGACTAAATACCCTGTTACCGGATTGACTAGCACCAAAATGAAAGACTCCGGGCCAGCCCATAATGTCGATTGGAACGATGTTTTTTGCGACTGGGACTTCATAGAATCCAGGGTAAGTAGTAATGTCTGTGTCACTCTTTACACCTGCCCCACAGAAGTAGTTAAATCCCTGATTACACATCAGTGATTGTACAGCCAAAGCACACATATGATTACTATCGACGTCGCGACCATTATAACAATGAGCTGGCTTAACGCTAACCTCGTCACCAGGTCCAGTAGGCTCATCCTGTATTCCATACTTGGATGGAGGATGTCCTTCCCATGGAGTAGAGAAGATGTGTCGGATTCTATCGTGATCTTCATTATCTCTGTATCCATGGATAGCATAAAAATCTCCACCACACCAAGCTGCAATATCGTCTGCATGCTCAGTAGGTGGAGCTGTAGTTGTAACTATGACTGTCGAGCATTCCGCCGTGAAACATTCGAGTGCGTCGGAAATCTCTTCCTTACTATTTGCACCCGTTTGCCACGCTTCATTTCCACCGAATACATACGCGGCTGTTTTATGTTCTCTACCTCGGAGGTGTCGTCCAAGTTCTCCAAAGAACTCTTCGTGATTACCCGACCAGAGTTTATAGTCGCCAAGGTTGTAACCTCCTTTCATTCCATACTTATCTAGCAGATCACCAAATCGGGAAAGTTGACCCCAGAAATCCTGAGTATAACCGGGACCACACTCTCTACCTGACCAGTAATCTCCTAGTGTACCAAGATTCATCCAGAAGTGGATGTAGGGATAACTCGCTTCACTGGCGGCTTTAACTATGCGCTCAGCCTTAGCAGGATCACGTACGAAGACACTAAACAGGTCACCAACATGCAGACCAATAGGAAGAATACGATTATCTTCATCATCTACGAAACCAGCTTCATCTATGCGCAGTTGACCTTTAATTATTGATGGACCAGCAACTACTCCGAATGAGATAGGAGGATCAGCTGTGAATGTCTCGTATCCACCTGGTTCAAGTGATGGTTCATCTTCAAACATTGGCTGTTCAAGAACTACCTGACCATTAGGCCATACTTTAATGAAATAGCCTGGCCTACATACTGACTCGAATGAAACTTTCTTACCATTGTCCTGAAGAACTAGAAGGAACTTCTCCCACGCGCCGATGGAATCTCGATTAAATGCTATGATTCCATCCTTACCTTCATTCTCACAGCATGCATAGAATCCATTAGCTGATTTAATTCCATACTCTCCTTCAGTATCAGATTCTTCTATTTCAAAAGTTTCCCACGCGCCCGCGGAATCTCTAGTTGCAGTCATCCAACCAGCAGGTCGTCCGTCAATAACTCCCGGCGCGTGTCCACCATCCTCCGCGCATGCGAACTTACCGTGGTCTGATTTAAGTGTAATCATATATCTTCTTCTTTCCTGTTAGTCTCGAAAAACTATGCTCTCTTCAAATTAATCTGAACACCGGATGTAGCAGTACGAATAAACGTACCATCAGCCAGTGCAGATCCATTGGTCATGGTAAGCATGATACCAGGAAATGCGTAGGTAAAATCGTTACTCACTTCAAGTGCGGGAGTACCATGTGTAGAGAACACAGTACAACGCACAGCAGGAAGTGCATACACTACATTGGCTAGTAGTGTAACCATCTGACCCAAAGGAAGGAGTTGAGTAGGCATATGTACCTCTACGCAGGAATGAGGGTAACTTGCAGTGATAGTGAATTTGATATAGTCTTAGACGGATTAATTAATTGAACAGGAATAGGTCCTGATTTAAACTTACTCGTATCAATGAAATCTAAAGTTGCACTCACATATTTACCAGTGACATTCTCACCCTGAGAAGGATTAAGTGCAACCAATCCTTTATAGAGAATGTTAGCTCCTGGTTGAATATCTGTACCGTAGATCTTTAACTGAATAAAGTTTCCACCAACATCTGCAACATTTACAGTAGTGGGTTCAACTAATGTAGCTACAGGTGCAATACACGGTGGAGCCTGTCCTTGTTCCTTCTTAGCCCACATACATATGATTGAATCATACGCACGTAGAGCCATCTGCTGATCTGATCCACAGATACGCAGAATGTGCTTAAGTATATGATCCTCCGTTGGAGTCAGAGGAAATGGTAGTTGAGCACAATCCTTCAGATCAAACGGATCTGGAATACTAGGTATTCTAGGATCTTCCATTACTTCTTATCCTGAACGGGTAAATTCTTAGACTCAAGTTCAATCTTCTTGACTGGTTCTTCTTTTCTAGTCTTGTCAAAAAGAACAGCAGGGGCAGTCACTTCAAAGGACAGACTATTTGAATTATTCGGATAGTTCTCTACATAGACATCATGTGCGAGAACTGTAGTCGTATCAGGAATGAATGTGAGTTCAGTAGGACTAACGAATGTACTAGTCTGAACTGCTCCACTCGCGCGCACAACTGAACTCTCACTGAATCCAGTTCCAATGATTGATACAGTTACAACTTCGTCCTGTACAGCGGTGGCGGGATTGAGTGAGGTGAGAACTGGAGTACCAGGAGTACCAGTCAAGATAAGAGTGATGGCCGTGTACGCCTTCTTTGCAAAGGCTGAATCTGAACATGAGAGTTCTAGAATCTCACGTAGCCATTTATCCTGTTCAGGACTAACGACTAGGTTAGGCGAATTTACTAGAACAGGATTCCACGGATCTTGATAGAGAGGTACTTCAACTTCAGCTTTTGGACGCGCACTAATAGAAGGGGACATATTGTCTCTCCAACTGAGCTATTCTTGAACCTGAATGAACTCGAAGGAACGCTCATCCTTGAATTGAGGAGCGTAGATTACGAACTGAGGCTGTTTATTCTGATTCTCTGTACCGGGATCTATCTGCTTCTCAAGATTCTTGATAATGACAGACATATCCTTAGCGATCCCACTTAACTTATCAGGATCGGTAAAGTCTAGCTTCTCTTGGGTAATACTAGATAGAGCAGCGTTGAGGGTCTTACTCGCCTTACCGATGGCTCGCTGTCTAGCTTTATTGATGTGGGAGATAATACTGGGCTTTGGCTCTGAGTAGGACGCTGTTGATGTAGCACCCTTTGTGTAAGCACTGACAGATGAAGGAGAAATGCCAAAGTCTGCGGCAAGCTGCAACGCGGACTCACGCCCATTGAGTAATGCATCTTCTCCAATGATGGCTCGGAGACTATCGGGTACGTTGACATCATTCTCTTTACGTCCACGTTTAGGTATATCCTGAATAATGGGACCCTCATGTACCTCTTCTTTCTTCAGAGAATCAATAACAGAAGAGGGAGGTACAATCAATTTGACTGGAGAATAACTATTGAGTTCCTTCTCCAGATCTTCCTGACTGACTATTCCAATAGGCATATAAAGCTCCGCCTGAGAAAGTAAATAATTAAATTGTGTAGGGATGGGCCGGATAAGGCCGTGAGAATCATCTCACAAGATAGGTCGAAAGTCAAGTCCTCTATCTCCTTCGGAATCAACGACTTAGAGTCATCGTGTAAAAAGTACACTCTCCGATTAAAATTATTTTTTTTCTACAGAAATACATACCTCCCCTAAGATAATCTACCCTGACACACATTATTTCTATGAGGCCGCCTTGAGCAACGGTGTAACTTTTACATACACCATGGGTAGTGGGTAGACCGGTCGGTCTACACCATATATGGTAGAAAAGTTACATGCCGGCCACCCCAATATGTTGTGGCCAGACCGAGCGGTCTACCCCATATCTTGTGGTTGCGCGGATTATCTGTCCATGAGACTATTGACTTGTCCGATTCGCCAACCGCCGAAAGGCCGTGACGCGATAGGATGAGGCGAACGAAGGACCGAACCGGCGGACTCCGGCAAGTGTTCCACGTGGAACAAGAGGACAAGATGGAAAACAAGACTGGTACAAGCGAGTGCAAGACTGCACATGGTCGGCCGATTACCTCGTACAAGGACAAGGATGGTAATCCGCTCGAAGTGTTCACGTACGATTTCACGTACGACGCCTATACCGAGGACAAGGATGGTGAGGCCGAGCTGGTCAAGGACAACAACCAGCTCACTCTGCTGGAGCAGCTCAAGGTCCGCAACGCCGAGCGTGTCAGCAACGCTCGTGCCAAGCAGCTGGCGGTCGAACTGACCAATCGCGGTGTGGTTAAGCCAGATGCCAAGAATGACCCGCAGGTACTCCTCAAGGACATCTTCGACAAGCTGATGATTACCAAGCTGTATGACGTCGAGGGTGCCCGCAAGATGGCCACGCAGGTCACTGGCATCGAGTGGGCGTAGTCTGAACAACCGGGGGAAGGACTGCATATCCTTCCCCTACTTCTCTCACACTGATAATCGACTGGAGTTCGCATGTCCCCTCACCAGCTATCCGCGTTGTTTCTCACGTTGTCCGTCGCAGACTTCCGCAAGGTCAAGAAAGTCATGCGCACCCTCGGTTCTCTCGGCGTGTACGACTTCGACAGTATCGTCGAGCAGGTCGTCCTCGGCATCGCTCGCAAGAATCAGGATGCCGCTGACGCGCGTAGTGAGAACGCCAGGCGCCGCTTCGCCTAGAGGCCCAGGTACTAGCCGGGGAGCAGTCGGCCCCGGTTATTCGCGCCTCTTGTCCCCGCATCGCCTGTGCGACTTTTGTAACCCCGCCTGTGCGACTTTCAATCCAATAGTCACGCTACGCTAAAATTATTGCCTGTGCGTCTTTCCCAGACACGCACTTGGGCATAAACGCGCGTATAGTCCGCTTCGCTTCGAAATTATGCCTGTGCGCCTTTAGCCACCGATAATCAGGGGGAGAGGGAGAGAGCTACGGGGAGGGAGACTTCCCCATTCTGGCACCCCTTCGCATCCAATATCTTGGATTTTAGTTATTAGTTTTCTATTCCTTTTTTTTATTTTTTTTTTTTTTAATACAACAATAATAAATCGCGTAAACCGTGTAAACTTTACACTTGCATGGGACGCGCGAACGTGGTAGACTCTCCCTGACCACCTCTCTCACTCTCCCACCCAAGTGTAGATCCCCGGAGGATAAGGATTATGGCCAGAACAACTAGTAGTCTCAAGCACACGCACAAATATCATAGACTTGATTCAACTGGTCTTTGGTATTGTGCCGAATGTACTCACTATATGCCGGGTAACATGCCCCCACCTAACGGGCGCATGTCTAAGTGTTGGCAGTGTGAGAAGCCGTTTCAACTCTCTCCTTGGAGTATGAGGGAAGATAAACCAATATGTGAGAACTGTGAAGAAGGACAGGATGTGGCTCAGCAACTCATGGCTAAGTTTGGTATGACTGATGAGCCTACTGATATCATGAGTAGAATCAGTGCTAAGGCTAAACAGCGTAGTGAACAACCAGTTCGAGTAATAGAACCTGAGGAAGATGAGATAGAAGTAATCGAAGCAGATGAATCACACGCGGCTGATTGTATGGCCCCTTATGGAGGAGATTGTACCTGTAAGTAGTTTCAAGAGTTGAGATTATCGGAATCGGGTTGGGGCGTTTTGCCCCACCCCCACATCTTGTGGCCTTTAAGACGCAAAGCACTTTCCGACACAACATTTTGTGGTTGCGTACTGTGATATAATGGAGGCCGGGCCAACCCCGCCCGCGATTATCGTTATCAGAATGATAATCGAACGTAGTTCACACGCCTAGTCGCCTAGACTAGCATATCCGAAAGGACGTGACATGAAGAGATTCTTCTGCACAGTCTGTAAGAAAGTCAAGAGGGTACGCAAGTATCCTACTAACGTAGTGTCTGTACACGCGGATGACGTATTCGCGCGTCGTGGTAGTTGCGATAAGCATGATGTGGTGAAGTCTAGCTACATGAAGGCTCATGATGTTGAGCCAGTTGAGTTGAATATGCTTCGTCGCGCCAAGAGGGGAGCATAACTAATGACGCCAGTAGCTAAGGGCGAATGTGAGATGTGCCCTACTGACACGATAGTTGACTTGTTCGTAGTACCGGGGTCCGTGTTCCGGCTCTGCGCTAAGCACTATCAGGATGAATTCAACGCCGTAGAGTCTAGCAAGAAGATTAATGTAGTTGCTGACTCTTTGAAGAAAATCGACAATACGCAGTTGAAGGCCGATATTTACAACGCGGCCACTACTTCGTTCGTCGAATTGCACGCGGCTATTCAGCATGATGATGAGATTCCTGCTGATAAGAAGAATGAAGTCCTCGTGCAGACTGTCGGGAAGTACATCACCGGATTCACCGAGGCTATCTTCAGCTTGCAGGAACAGAAGGTAGCTAAGGAGAATGAGCGTGAAGGTTGGCGTCAGGCTACTGTAGATTTCATCGCCAAGCTGCGTACAGAAGAGCGTGAGAAGTACGCGAAGTTCAATGTCACATACGCGCCGCCGGTTGTGACCAAGAAGGCTATCAAGGGTAGCTCTAAGGGCGCGCCCAAGACTACGGCCAACAAGCAGCCAAAGGTCGTGGTGAAGATGCATGACCTAAAGATTGCAGCTATTAAGTATGGCGTGGCAATGTCCACCCTACAGGGTATCTGTGAACTCCGTAACATCGACGTGGACACCGCTGGCAAGATGTTGTCGGCTGCTTTCGGTAACACGCCCACTGGTACGGATCAGTAGTTAAACTGTCACGACAATCCGCAAGGACGCGACAATGACTGTTAAAGAACTGAAGGACATATTGGACGCGTGTAACGACACCGCAGAGGTGATTGTACACACGTCCACTGGTCTGCAAATCCTCAAGGACGAGCAGGTCTATCAGTTGTTTGACCTCTCTGATAATGGCACTGTTATCTTCAGTGTCAGGGATGTAGAGGCGAACAATGGATAGATCACAGGCTACACGCATCCTCAGAGATGAGCTGAATAAGTTTGGTTTAACCGATTGGAATGTACGGTTGAATCAGAATGCAGACTCAAAGTTTCTGGGACTCTGCTCCTACAAGGACAAGTGCATTATCTTGTCCGCACACCACATTGATATTCATCCTGATCCGGATGTTATCAATACCATCCGTCACGAGATTGCACACGCGCTAGTGGGGCCGGGCCATGCACATAATAGTGTGTGGGCAGCCAAAGCGCGTGAAGTTGGCTGTGACAACACGATGCCATGCTCTAATCTGTCACTGTCACCGGATATCATCGACGCTATCCGGTCTGGTGCAGAAGTTGAAGTGACGTTCGATGAGCAGGTTATCCGAACTCCGAAATACACTGTCACACGCTTGCAGGATAAGTGCCCGATGTGTGGGAAAGTGGCTGTCTCTAAGAAGGAGACACTACTTGTCAATCCCAATCCTGACAAGCCTGACACAAAGCTGATTCAATTGGAGTGCGGACATATGGTTGTCCGCCTCTTGCCGAAGGGTACACCATTCCATAACTTCCAAATGGGTGGTGATCCTAACTGCGAGCACGTATGGGACAAGAATAACTGTCTCAAGTGCAACAGGAAGCGCCCGTATCAGTTCCAGCTAGAGGGAATGGAGTTCCTTGAGGCTGGTCTGTCCATCAACAAGGGTGCTGCTGTATTCGATGAGATGGGGCTTGGTAAGACTATTCAGGCTGGTGGATTGATTTACTTCCATCCTGAATTGACACAGCCGTGTCTCTGGATGGTCAAGTCTGCACTCAAGTATCAGACTGCATCCTTTCTGATGAATTGGTGCGGTGGTGAGCACGTTCCTCAGATTATCGAGACGTCCAAGGATTATCTGTATCCACCCTATGACCCTGCTACTGGACGCGGGATCAGGCACTATATCATCGGATACGACATGCTAGTACAGAAGTCGCGTACGATGAAGTCTGGCAAGGTCGTTACTAGTGGATTTGATATCACTCAATTCGATAGAGTAGGTATCAAGTGCGTAGTGCTGGATGAATGCCAGCAGATTAAGAACGTGGATTCATCTCGCACACAGATGGTTCGCAAGGTAGTTAAGGACAGGAAAGTAATCGCCCTGTCTGGTACGCCTTGGAATAACCGTGGTAGTGAGTTGTTCCCAGTTCTCAACATGCTGGCGCCGATGAAGTTCTCAAGTGCAGAGTCCTTCAAGCGTCAGTGGGTCCACTACTACTATCAGGGAGCATTCCTGAAAGAGGGTGGAATCAAGCGTATCGACCAGTTCAAGGAATACACGAAGGATATCTGCATCCGACGTGAGCGTATTGAAGTTCTTCCTGAACTGCCGATGATCAATCGTACTAAGCTGAATGTGGTCATGGACGACACGCAGGAAGCTATGTACGATGAGGCCGTAGCACAGTTCGTAGCGTGGTTTGAGAATCAGAAAGAGGAGATTAGTGGGATGCATATTCTTGCTCAGATGAGTAAGATGAGGCATCTCGCTGGTCTTGCCAAGATTGAGACCACGAAAGAGTACGTGGATGAATTCATGGAGTCCACGGGCAGGAAGCTGGTTGTATTCGCGCATCACAAGGATGTGCAGGCTATCCTGTATGAGGAGTTGAAGGATAAGTTTGGTAGTCAGTTCCCGGTATTCTCCATGAATGCTGGTCTGACTGGCGAGCAGAAGTTCAACATGTGTGAGGAGTTCAACAAGCTGCCACAGGTAATCATGGTGGCTAGTGAGTTGGCTAGTGGAGAAGGGCTGAATCTCCAGACGTGCTGTGATTGTATCATGCACGAGAGGCAGTGGAATCCAGCCAAAGAGGAACAGTGTGAAGGTAGATTCATTCGTATTGGTTCTGTCGCGGACCATGTGAATGCTATTTACACGAACCTCGAAGGTATCACTGCTATTGACGCGCAGTTCGATAACATCGTCGAACGGAAGCGTATTCAGTTCCACAACGCCATGAATAAGGGCGAGGCTATTAAGTGGAATGAAGATAGTCTGATGAAGGAGTTGGGCCAGACTATTGTGAATGCGTACAACGCCAAGAAGAATCGTCAAGTACTGGCGAAGGTGTAGTAAAAGTAGTGGGGAGAGAGGCTAGCACAGCTCTCTCCATCACTAGTCAGATCCACTCGAACGAACTGTGCGCTTTTCGTAAATTGAAGGAGTTGAAGTGATCACTAACAACAAGTACAACGTGGTACTTGAACTGGAACCTGAGGATGTTCTTGTCCTCACGACACTCATTGCAACATTCCGAGATACTCTGAAGGCTCTGGATGTGGAAGTACCTGTTGAGATGCGCGCGCGTATCATCAACATCCTTCAGAAACTGACTGCTGAACTGCATGAAGTACTAGGGGAGGATAACTAATGGTATGGGATGCTGATAACGCGTGGGAAGACGAGCCGGACTTTCGTGATGAGCGAGAGAAGATTTCTCGTAAGCGAGGCTCAGTGATAGGAACTCCTGAACAGAGAGTACAGAAGACGTGGAATGGAGTTCCCGTCAAGAGC